CAACTGGAATTCCAGTTTCTTTTGATTGTTTATTAGCATCCCATCCTGCTCGCAACGTTTCTCCAAAAAATTCATCAACAGTTGTATCGTGCATAATAATATATTTACGAACACTTGAATGCCAATAGGCTAATTCACGTTTCAGATGTCCGTACACATGCCATGTATCAATAAAAAGAAGATCAGTTTCAACTAGGGGACATTCAAGATCACTTTGATTAACAAATGTAGCATTCACACCTTCTTGCTGACACATCTGTAAAAACATATCTATTTGATTAGATTTGTATGGATCTACCATGGTATACGTATTGGGTCGTCCCTTGAGACCTGTAGCAAAAGCAAATGAACTTACAATATGACGAACACCACATTCAACCACTGAATTACACTTCAAAGTATATTCACGAAGAGTAGGAAGATGTTCATTGATATCAGAAGGAATCATAACTCGTTGTCTGTAGCATTCTTCCATTTTTATTTTAGATGTAAATATTATGTAAATGATCCCTGAACTTTTAGAATTTATGGGTGTTCTTTTAATTTGTGCGACAGGGATGTTGACACATAATAATCCATATTTTATTGGATTAGCATATACCTCTGCCATGCTGATTGCTCATAAATCTACTGTACATTTTAATCCTCTATTTGTTCTCTTAAACTTTTCATTAGGACGTTTATCTCTATATGAATCTTTGAAACTTTTAATAATTCAAACTTCTGCTGTAGTCTGTTTTCTTGTTGCCTATTTATACACATGAAGCATCTAAGAAGTAATGCATCTATATATCTATACTGCTGATGAAAATCTTTATGCGTATCTTCAACAACAGATTGTAAACCGTCGATACACTGATTCAGGATTTGATATTCCCATGCTTAATAATCAATCGGGAAAACGAATGAAACAAATGACCTTTGATTTCCAAATGATTGTAGCAGCAACAGATGATCTTGGAAATCCTGAACCTCTTCTTCTCGTTCCTCGTTCTTCTATCGCAAATTCTCCGTTTCGTCTTGCTAATTCAATTGGATTGATTGATATGGGATATCGTGGATCATTGAAAGCCAAAGTTGATGTCATTGAAGAATGTGATTATCTCATCATTAATGATGGTACTCGTTACTTTCAGTTGTGTAGACAAAATTGGATGCCATGGAAAAATATTACACTTGTTAGTAGAGAATCTGATCTACCAGCAGCTCCTGATTCTCGTGGATCTGGAGGATTTGGATCAACGGGGCATTAAGGATAGTGATATAATATCATGAATAATAGTAGCCCAATAGGCATTATAGTAAGAAACACCATTCAGAACAAGACTTACGAAGACAACTAGAGAACGTAGAAATGTATTCACAAGAAGGTTCGACGTCGGGTAGTACCAGAACATTAATTCTTGTGCATATTTTTTTCTCGCAGTAGGACATAAACAATGGCAGGTGGTCTTCTACAGCTGGTAGCGTATGGTGCTCAGGATATCTACATTTCCGGTAACCCCCAGATTACTTTCTGGAAGATTCTTTACAAGCGTCACACCAACTTTGCCATGGAATCCATTGAAGTAACCTTTAACGGTCAGGCAGATTTCAACAAGCGTGTAACTGCTGTAATCAATCGTAACGCTGACTTAATGTTCCGTACCTACGTACAGGTGGTTCTTCCTCAGTTCGATCTAGGACAGATTACTAGCGTTGACTCTTTCCGCTGGGTGAGCTACATTGGTCACCGTCTGATTAATCAGGTTGAGCTTGAAATTGGTGGTCAACGTATTGATCGTCAGTATGGTGACTGGATGCAGATCTGGACTCAGCTATCTACCAATGCCGGTGTAGTCCCTGCTCTAGATTCCCTAGTAGGAAATACTCACGACTTAGTACTACTAAAGACTAGAGGTGGTGATCCTCTAGATGACACCTGTGCTTCTAGTGAACTAACCATGTCTTGCTTAGCTCGTCGCGGTACCCCTGCCAAGACCCTGTATGTTCCTCTACAGTTCTGGTTCTGCCGTAACCCTGGTCTTGCCATTCCTCTGATTGCTCTTCAGTACCACGAAGTGCGTGTGAACGTGACCTTCGAGACTTGGGAGAACTGCGTATACGGTGAGCTGAACTTCACGCCTGTTCGCCCTCCGGCCCAAGCTCTAGCTGCCTGCTCTCTATACGTTGACTACGTGTACCTAGACACGGAAGAGCGTCGTCGTTTTGCTCAACAGTCTCACGAGTACCTCATTGAGCAGACTCAGTACACTGGTGCTGAGTCCATCACCTCTTCCTCCAACAAGATCCAGCTAAACTTTAACCACCCCGTAAAGGAACTTGTATGGGTAGTACAGCGTGATTCTTTCGTGGATTGCTCCAATCCCTCATGGCTATCCGCTGTGGGTGGCCAGCAGCCTTTTAACTACTCTGATGACTTCTCTACGGAAGGTACGATCATGTCTCTCCTAGGTCGTGCTGGTGGTGCTGCCACAGGTACAGCCGTGAATGGTGCATCCAGTTCTGTCGGAGGTGTTACTCGTGGTCTAGGCGGAAACGCAGTTGGTACTGGAGGCTTACCCGGTGATGTAGTTTCAAGTGGTGCTGCAGGTTTAACCGATGCATTCGATTCCAGCGTGAATTACCTGCTCGCCAAGGTGATCTTAGCATCTGGTGTACGTTGCGAAGGCAAGAACCCTGTAGAAGTTGCTAAACTACAACTCAACGGCCAAGATCGTTTCACGGACCGTGAAGGTTCTTACTTCGATCGTGTACAGCCTTACCAGCACCACACTCGTTGCCCTTCTACGGGTATTAACTGCTATTCCTTCGCTCTACGCCCTGAAGAACACCAGCCTTCCGGCACCTGTAACTTTTCTCGTATTGACAAGGCCACCCTACAGCTCACTGTGTCCGTAAACACCGTGGTGTCACAGAACACTGCCCAGGTGCGCGTGTACGCTCTGAACTACAACGTGCTTCGTGTGATGTCTGGTATGGGCGGACTTGCCTACTCGAATTAGAAACTTGGTATTCTACCACCCAGAACCTACCCATTTACATATTATGGTATATATAATAATAAAACAAGATGGCGTACACAATTGAAGGCGAAGTGCGTAACAAAACTGGACGTCCAGCAAATGCAAATAAGTTTGAAGAGTTTGAGACATACATAGAAGCAACCATAATGTCAAAAGGCAATCCTATTCTATTTAAAATAGACAAGGATGATCTGGAAAAAGTAAAATCCAGACAGTGGTTTTCAGCAACTAATGGGAAATATATCGGGTCCCATATAGTAATCGAAGGAAGAAAAAAGATTCTTTATCTTCACAACTTCATTATGAATCGTATCGTATTTCCAGGTAAAGGAACAAAAAATAGTATTGATCATGTCAACCGAGATGGTCTAGATAATCGCAAAGAGAATTTGCGTTTAGTTACACAAACTGAACAAAATCTGAATCAGAAGAAAAAAGATCGTAGAGTAAATTACCCAGAAGGAATTACTGAACTACCAACACATGTCTGGTATGTCAAAGCAAATGGTGCTCATGGAGATCGATTCTGTATTGAATTTAAATCTGAAAACTTTAAATGGAGAGGTACTTCATCTAAAGCATTAACTATCCATGATAAACTTAAACAGACAGTTGAACAACTAGTTGTTTTGTATGAGCAATATCCTCATCTTAAAAAAGATCTAACCAAATTTTTAGACGAAGAATAAAAAGGGGAAACCCACTTCTTAGGGTAAAAATTTACTCTAAGAAATGGTAAATATTTTACTTTTGTTACCAAGCCATCACGATATCATCTAGTCGACATTCACCTTCTGCTTTATCGCGTTCTTCTTGAGATTGTACAAGTTCATTTGCGTGTTTCAAATCAGCTTCAGAAACATCAACTTCATCATCACCTTCAGGAAGTTTAGATTCATCTATGAGAATATCTACGAATCCAGTTCCACATGGAGGAACTTGTCCAAACATAATATTGGCAGAAACACCACGCATGGTATCAAATTCTCCTGAGACTGCAGCTTCAAACAAAATCTTAGAAGTTTGTTCAAAAGAAGATTTAGCAAGAACACCGTTATCTAGTTTGGACATACCAAATCGATTAATTTCTACAAAATGGCCATGATAAGTCATTGCGTCTACGAGCAAACACACATGATGATAATTAATATATTCTGTTACGAATACTTTCATCAATTCTTCATACAAAGTCATACGAGCAGTTTCAATACCGAATACGTCAAGTACTTCATGAATATCATCTGAGAATGTACGAGTAGCATCAACAGTTTCTTTAGTAAAGAGTTCAAGCAAATTAGATCCTTCTGAGTCCAAAACGTGTTGTTTCATTGGACGGTAACCACCAACTTTTTCATCGTAAACAAGTTCATCATTAACTTCGCGAGGGAATACTCTGCCAATTCCATCAACTCCAGTAAGAATAGTATCAAGAAGTTTATCTTCAATAAATCTCAAAGACAGAGCATTTCGAGCAACATCAATACCAAATGTGATACGCAAAACAAGTTTTTGAGCATTAACATCAGAATGAATACAATCAAATACTTTGAGAACTTTATTATTTTCAATTTTAGATTGGATCAAAGTCATATCAATAACACGTCGTTCAGCAATTTTCTGTTCATCAAGTTCAAGACGCATAATCCACGGTGATACACATGCAGAACCTTGAGTCAAAGAAAACTTTTCAAATTCTTTCAAAATTTCACGATCTTCAGAAACAGCTGTATCTGCTGAAACAGGATTAGGATCATAATAAATTCTGACGGATTTTGTTACATCACGCAGAGTAGTTTTCTGAATGACTTTCATGGCACTCAGAGCATTAGCTTGAGATAGAGAAAGTTCAGGTTTAAGATAAATTACATTT